AGCGTTGGATCAGGCTTTGATATACGCTAAATCATGTGGCTGGAGAAAAGCAAGTCAGTGGTTACTAGCAAAGACTGATAGATATATGTCTGATGAAGGATTAAAAAAACGTAGTAAACTAGGGGTGTATTTAAGTGAATAAGAAGTATAGTAATCCACCTAGATCACCAAAGACTTATATTATAGGTAATATATCAGGTATTAAAAAAGGAGTATCTAAGTTAGATTTAGATGGTAATATGTATATACCTTTAAGTCCTACTAATGATATTGGAGCATGGTTAGGAGGATCTGAAAGAAGAAGTCAAAGTGATCGGAATACTTTTTATTCTACTATTAATCAAGAAGTAAAATTTAGAGCTAGAAATGCAGGTTTTAAATTTAAAAATATTAAATTTAATTATAGACAAGAATCCCATAAAGGAAAGTGGAAAGAACAACATAAATTTGGACCTGAGGAAAGAGGAGGAGTTTTTAAATCAGATATAGGAAGATCACTTGAATTTAATGTATCTGATATAAAAGTAAATAAGAGTGGAACATTAACTGCAAATATTAATGTAGGTTTTAAAAGAGGGCATGTACCAGTTGGACAGGATGGTATATTTACCCCCGATCCAATGTTTAAGAATATTCATGATCAATATAGACAAGTTGGGCTCGGTCCAGAACATGAAACTGTAGGAACAATTGGATTTAAATATACATGGCCATAACAACTAAAAACATAGCAAAATATGCACGTAAAGCTGTATCTACAAAGCTATCTAATGCAAAAGCCAAAGCAAAAAAAGAATCAAAACGTGCTAGAAATGCACGGTATAGGGCGAATAAACTACAAGAAAGTATAGGAAAAATAGATGCAGCCCTAAAAGGAGCTGGAAAAGAGCCAGTAACAGAAGAAGAACTACTTGCATTACCAGAAAAAGTAAGAAACCATGTTGCAGAGAATGAAGTAGTCTTTAAACCTAACGATGGACCACAATCTAATTTCTTAGAAAGCCCTGAAAGAGATGTTTTGTATGGTGGAGCAGCTGGAGGAGGCAAATCTTATGCACTTTTAGCTGATGTTTTAAGAGAAGTAGGCAATCCCAATCATAGGGGACTACTTTTAAGACGTACTTTACCGGAATTAACAGAACTTATAGACAAAAGCAGACAACTCTATACACAAGCAATGCCCGGAGCAGTGTTTAAACAGGCAAAATCAACGTGGGAGTTCCCTTCTGGGGCAAAAATATGGTTTTCTTATGTTGATGATGATAGAGATGTAACAAGATACCAAGGACAAGCATTTAATTGGATAGGAATAGACGAAATAACACAATATCCTACTCCATATGTATGGAATTACCTAAGATCTAGATTAAGAAGCACCGATCCAAAACTTGGTTTATATATGAGATGTACAGCAAACCCCGGTGGTGTAGGAGGTTGGTGGGTAAAAAAGATGTATGTTGATCCTGCACCCCTAAATAAAGCATTTTGGGCAAAAGAATTTGATAGTGAGAAGACAATAAGGTATCCAATTGGTCATGTAAAAGGAGGACAACCTTTATTTTTAAGGAAGTTTATACCGGCTAGGCTAACAGATAATCCTTACCTTGCATTAGATGGTCAGTATGAAGCAATGCTGCTTTCATTACCTGAAGTAGAAAGAAAACGACTTTTAGAAGGAGATTGGGATGTTGCAGAAGGTGCAGCGTTTACAGAATTTAGTAGATCATTACATGTTACAGAAACATTTGAACCCCCTGATAATTGGGCTAGGATACGTGCCGGAGACTATGGTTATAGCAGTCCCTCTTGTGTTCTTTGGGGTGCTATAGATTGGGATAGTAATATCTGGATTTATAGAGAACTGTATATAAAGAATAGAACTGGTGAAAGCTTAGGCGATCTAATACTGGAAATGGAAAGAAATGATCCACAAATGCAAATTTCTGTATTGGATACAAGCTGTTGGAATAAAGTAGGATTAGGACCTAGTATAGCAGAAACAATGAATAGAAAAGGTTGTAGATGGATACCAGCTGATAGAAATAGATTAGCAGGTAAAATAGAAATTCACAGAAGGTTAGCTTGTGATAGTAATGGACAACCAAGAGTACGAATTATGGATATATGTACAAATTTAATTAGAACGCTACCTGTGTTACCTCTTTCAAAGCATAATCCAGAGGATGTAGATACAAGAGCTGACGATCACGCATATGATGCATTGAGATACATGATGATGGTGAGATCATTGCATAATGCAAGTACACCGTATTATTCTAATAGACAAATGCAAAGACATGTTCCTGCATTTAGTGAGGAGTTTGGATACTGATGGCTGAAGAAGAATTTGAAAAAACCATAATTGGTGAAGGTATAACACCACGTATAGAAGGATTAACTACTGATGAAGTAGATGAATTACTAGCATACAGAACAGTATATAATGCTCTATTTACTGATAAAAAAATTCCTTCAGTATTAGAATTACAAAAAAAAGCAAAAGAAGATACTCTTACAATTAGAGATGCTATAGCTAGTAGATTTGATGTACAGGGAATAATCCACGATGATATAAAATCTTTTGATAATTTTCCTAAAGAAGACATTGCTAAAATTAAAGAAATTTATGCTGTTTTTCCAGATGCTTCTAAAGGTAAAGGTAAAGCATTAAGAACTGTAACGGGGCATGCAGATGTTATTAATAAATTTAATAACTTTTTAAAGAAACACAGAAGCTTTGACAATTTACGATTTGATACTTTAATGTCTGATGTTGAAGGAAGTATACTTGAATTAAAACAATTAAATAAAACTTTACCAAAAAAAGATAAAATACCAAATATTACTTGGTTAGAAAGTGGTTTTATAAAACCATTTAGAAAAGTAGATGGAATAAAAGAAAAATTACTTTCTGGTGATATTTTTCAAGAAACAGAAGGTGCAGGTTCACGTATATTTACAGGAGATATACCCGGTAAAGAAGTTATAGGTATAATACTTAGAGGAATAAGCAGAATAGAAGATCCAGAATTAAAAAATGCAGCAATTTTAGGACTATTTGGTCAAAGGGCAGAAGCTCTTATGAATATGAAAAAAGATCCTATATCAGCATCAAAATTTAAAGGAAAAATTAGACCTTGGTATGATATAAATACTGGAATTATACATAATCCTACAGATATGCCTAGTATAATAGAAATTGGTGGAAGAAAACGATTACCTCCATCATCTCAGGTAGGTCCATTATTGCGACAAGTATTAGCTCAACAACATTTTATAAGTAAGGGCAAAGAGGAAATGTTTCCAAATTTAAGAGCTACCAATCTTACAAATATTATAAATAATGTTGTCCATAATAGTGGAGGAATATCAAACTATCCACCAGAACTTGTAAAAACACTCGGAAGAAAACTTTCTGGTTTTACTGATTTTCGTAGATTATTTGCATCAATTATGATTAATGAAGTTGCTGATCAAACAACTGATCCTACAAAAAAGAAAGAATTATATAAACTAGCAAATAAAATGCTAGGACATGGAACAACAAAAAAAATGACTTTAGATGAAATAGATGATCTTCAATATAAAGTATTAACAGACCATTACGCTATATTAAAAGATAGTAAAACTAAAATTGCTGATAATAAAATTCCTATATTAATGGAAACATTTATGGCAGATGCTATGAATGCTGTAGATGATAGAGGCCAATTAAAATCTAATAGATTAGCAGCTATATTAAATATAGATGTACCAGAAAATTTTGGTCATATTTATACTAATACAATAGAGGGTGAGATAATACAAGAAACTCCAAATGTAATAGAACGTAATGAAACAGTACAACTTAAAAGTGATACTAAAAAACTTATAGAAACAACTAATACTAAAAATATTCAAAAACAAATTTTAGGTAATATAAATGAAACTATAGAAGTAACTCAAGGAATAGAAGAAGGTGCAGTAAAATTAGAAGAAAAGGGCTGGGTTGTAGATAGAGCAACTGGAAAAATGATTCCTCCAGAAAAAGAAATTACATTAACTGATAAACAACAAAGTCTTTATGATAAATATATAAATCCCACTCCTAAAGAGATAGAGGAACAAGATATTCAAGAGCAATTAGCTAAAACTGGAACAAGAGAAGAACAAACTATAGCACGACTTGCTGGTAAATTAGGTGTTTCTATAGAACAGGCAACAGACATAGTTAAAAATAATAAAACTAAATATTTAACTAAAGATCAAATAAAGAAGGTATCACCATCATTGAGAAAAACATATGGTTTAAAAGATTATAAAAATGCTGCTTCACAAGAAGATCTTAATAAAATGGCTAAAGGTTTAGGTATAAAATTTAAAAAGAATGTAGACCCTAATAAACTTGATGAAAAAATGAGAAAAAAATTAATAGGAAAACTTGGAGGTATTGGAAAAGTTTTATTTTTATGGAGTATATTTACCGGATTTAAACGTGCAAAATTTATAAAAGAAGAAGTTCCTGTAGAAATGTTTGAACCTAGATTAACAGAGGAAGGCAAAATGCCTTTTGCTGATCAAATGTTTGACGTTTTTGGAGAAGGTGCTACTAGTAAGAAAAAATGGAGAGTAGCATATGAAAAATATGCTGGGTTTATTCCATGGTCTCAGCATCTTCCTCCGGATGTTGCATTTGGAACAGGAATGGAAGAAGAACATTATGAAGAAGTATTAGAAGAAGGCTTCGCAAAAGAAGTAGAAGGAGGTCCATTTGGATCTTAATTTAATAATAACTAAAAAGGGAGGCAATTATGCCAAAAGGAGTAGAAGGAGCATACCGTTCCGATTACGTTACACGTAGTGTTAAACAAGGTGAATTTAATGAAGCTAATGAAGCTGCATTACACCGTTATCCTTTAGAGAAAGATGTAATGGGTGCAAACTCTGGTGCATTCCAGCAAACTCAAGATTCACCATCATCTAAAACTAATCATAGAGGTGCTGCTAGTAAAATAGAAGGTAAAGTAACTCAAGGTGAACACGGATAATTAAGTCAAAATAAGGAAGATAATATGTCTGATCCTGTTGACATACAAGAAGAGCTCTCTGAGGGATCTGGTCTTTTAGGTCTTATACAAGCTCGTATGCAAACTGCAGAAAATGGTAGACAAGCACATGAAAAACGATGGTTAAAAGCGTATAAAAATTTTCGTGGTATTTATGATTCTACTACCCAATATACAACTACTGAAAAGTCTAAAGTATTTTTAAAAATAACTAAGACTAAAGTACTTGCTGCGTATGGTCAAATTGTAGATATTTTATTTGCTAATAAAAAATTTCCACTAACTATAGAACCTACACCGGTACCTGAAGGAATTGCAGAATTTGCTCATCTTAAAACACCTGCTGATCAATTATCTGATCCCTATGGTTTTGAAGGTGATGGAAGGCAATTACCACCCGGAGCTATGGAAGCAACACCACCAAACTTAGATTTTTTAGGATCTATGGCTAATAAGTTTGGTCCTGATGCACCACTTGCTGAAGGTCCAGCTAAAATAGGTGAACCTCAAATATCTCCAGCAAAAAATGCTGCATTACGTATGGAAAAAGTTATCCATGATCAACTTACAGATAGCAATGCTGTAAATGTACTACGACATGCTATTTTTGAATCAACTCTTCTTGGAACAGGAATTGTAAAAGGTCCATTTAGTTCTGGTAAAACTATTCACAAATGGGAAAATGCCGAAGAAGAAAGGGTTTATACACCAGAACAAAAATTAGTTCCTCGTATTGAGGCAGTTAGTGCTTGGAATATATATCCTGATCCTACTGCTACTAATATACAAGATTGTGAATATGTAATTCAACGTCATAAAATGAATAGATCACAAATACGTAATCTTATGGAAATGCCTATGTTTAATCCTGATGCAATACGGGAAGTTATTGTTGGGGGAGGAAACTATACGGAAAAGTACTTTGAAAACACTATTCATGATGATGAAACTGAACCATATGATAACCATGAACGATATGAAGTATTAGAATATTGGGGTGTATTAGATACAACTACTGCTAAACAAATGGGTCTTAAAGATACAGCTGAATTAGATGATTTAGTTGATGTACAAGTTAATATATGGATTTCTGGAGGTCAGATATTGCGAGCTTGTGCAAATCCGTTTACACCAGAAAGAATACCCTACTGTATGTTTCCTTATGAAATAAATCCCTACCAAATATGGGGTGTAGGTGTACCAGAAAACATGGAAGATGCACAATTACTTATGAATGGTCATGTAAGAATGGCTATAGATAATTTAGCACTTGCTGGTAATCTTGTATTTGATGTAGATGAAACCTCATTGGTACCCGGTCAAAATTATGAAATATTTCCGGGTAAAGTATTTAGAAGGCAATCAGGAGTTACGGGTACTGCAGTAAATGGTATTAAATTTCCTAGTACTGCCGGTGAAAATATACAAATGTATGATAAAGCAAGGCAACTTGCTGATGAAGAAACAGGTATACCAAGTATTATGCATGGACAAACTGGTGTAACTGGTACAGGAAGAACAGCTGCAGGATTATCTATGTTACTTGGATCATCCGGTTTAGCTATAAAAACTGTTATAAAAAATATAGATGATTATCTACTTAAACCAATGGGAGAAGCTTTCTTTCAATGGAATATGCAATTTAATGAAGATAATCCTGATATAATAGGAGATCTTGATATTAAACCAAAAGGTGCAGCTTCTGTAATGCAAAAAGAAGTACGTTCACAAAGATTAACTATGTTATTACAAACAGTGGCAAATCCAATGCTTGCACCATTTATTAAGATACCAAACTTATTAAAAGAACTAGCTATATCACAGGATATTGATCCTGATAGTTTAGTAAATGACGTAAATGAAGCACAGATTTACGCTGAAATTCTCAAAGGATTACAAGATGCCCAACAACCCGAACAACCCGAAGGACCCCCTCAAGGCCCTAGCCCCTCTGCTGGGGCAGGACAAAATGGAATGGGAGGTATTGGAGGCGTACCTCAACAACCTCCACAAACAGACCTTAATGGCACTGGTGGTGGCACCATCGGAGTTGGAGGTGTACCGACTGCAGGGGAAAGCGAATTTACTGGAAATCCTCCTCAAATTGAAGGATAATTTTAAGGATATGAATAAAAAATGAGTTTAAATTCCATTCCTACAGATACTGGTTTAGAAACAGATACAACTATTAACGTAGTTGATCCCTATTCTGCTGGATTTGAAGGGGCTCATAG